TTATCATTAAGACAATCCGTTTTAACAATATCAAAAAATACTAATAGCGGCTATCCTTACTTCAAAAGAAAATCTGAAAAACACGTTCAAAACGAAACAATTCATTGGATTCAACAATTCTGCTCAAAACCTACATTTTATAGATTACGGAATCGTTACTTGGTAGTAACAGACGATTCAACAGATTCATCGTTTAGTGAAGTTTCAAAACTTCCAACCTATATTATGCATCGTTTTCAAATATCACCTAAACACAGATTCTCGAAGAGATTTGATGTTAAAATTCGTCCAGTTTGGTGTGTTCCATACGCAGTTGTTGCTTTAGAGAATATGTTCTTTAATCCCATGCTAGAAAGATTGAAATATTCGGCTAGTACAAAAGATGAAGTTATTTTTCCAATTGGCTTAAACAATACAAGCATTGCTAAAAAGTCAGTTATTCCATTTCAAAGACGTACTAGACGCGCAATTGACAAAATTGCTAGATCAACTGATTTTAGTAAATATGATCAGAAACTTCATCCTTGTTTAACAAGTTTCTTCTTTACAATTTGGGGATCAAACTTTGACTTTTCAGAAAACAAACAAAAAGCATATGATGCTTTAAGATTTTATTCTTGTTATACACCTTTCATTAATAATGGTAAAGTGTACTTAACTAGAAGAGGGTTAGCTTCAGGATCGTATACAACGAATTTAAGAGATACTGTTTTTAACTTAAGTTTAATAATCAGTACATTTAGACTGAAATATAAACATCCAGAAATATACGAATCGATGTTGTATGACAAATTATTCCGGTTAAATAATTCATCACATGATTTTAGAAAAGATATCAGAAAAGGATTACATTCAATTGATATTGCTGGTGTTTGCGTTTATGGCGATGATGGTATTACAATAGAAACGGATGATTTCTTCATGGTATTTAAATTTTTATCTGGTGAAATTGGTTTAGACGTAACGTTCGAAGAGGTTACTAAAGATAATTCAATATTCTTCTTAGGAAGATTTTGGGATATGGAAGGTAAACCTTGGCAAACAGAACATTATATGAAAGGACATATTATGTTCAGATCACGTTTCTTCAAGAAAAGTGAAACACCATTTGATATTAGTGAATATTTGGAATTATACAGAATATTATCCATCTGTACACAATTCAAGAATGGTGAAGAATTTCTATATAAACACTATGGTAATTGGGAACCATTTATAAAATTTGTAAATGGCAAAGAAGGTTATTATTTGTTACGAGATTACGTAACTGACG